CTCTGGAACTACGGATGCGCGTGGAATCAATGTTTATGGTGGATATGTTTCAGGCACTAGCACAACAAGCCAAGTGTTCCGATTGAATTGGGCTGCGGCCGATGTGATCATCTCTGGAGTCACCACGGTTCAGCTGGCCAGCTCGTATAATTTTGTCAACAATGTTACCTCTAGAAGTGTCTCCCTGATCGGAAACTCGCTTGTTGCTGGTGCCACCTTGGTAGCTGGTGCTACTGGGTACTCAAACGTTACTGCATTTGGCAATGTCATTGACAGCCTTCCTCAAACACCAAGAGGACTCGTCACTGCGTCATTGGCCACTGCCGCCAATGGGGATACATCTCCCTGTATTAGAGGGCTTAACTCCCTATGGTTTAACAATAGTTCACCAACTACTATTACAAACCTAGACGACGCAACAGACGGTCAAGTTGTCACCTGCGTTTTCAACGACTCAAACACAACAATAAACCGCAGCAACGCCTACCTTCTTGGCGGCGCAAACTTCACGTCTACCGCAGGAGACACGTTGACACTCATTTATCGGACCCCATACTGGTATGAGATTTCTCGTTCTGCCAACTCATAACATAAGCTCATGAACCGATTCTTTGAAACCAACGGTCAACCTCGTGTGGTCGAACAGATTAGATCCGACCTTTTGTATCTCAACAAGGCCAACCTTGCTGCTGCTCTTGCCAAGACTGACTGGCAGGTGATCCGGGCTGCTGACCCTACCAGCGGCAAGCCATTGACTGATGACGTGCTCCAAGAGCGAGAGCAACATCGGCAGCGGTGTGATCGGGTCGAGGCTGAGATCGTGGCGGCAGCTTCGTACGACGATCTGCTGGCTGTGTATCAGCAGCATCTTTGACTTTCGCCTAAGGAATTGTGGCCGCACGCAAAACTACTGACCTCACGGCACTCACGGCACCCACCGCCAACACGCTTGTGGCGGCGGTGGATCTGACCGAGGCGCTGGCATCCAACCAGAACAAGAAGCTAGCGCTCAGTGACCTCACCAAAGGCCTGAGTGCAGCCACCACTGGAGCCGCTGGCGTGGTGCAGCTGAGCACCAGCACCTCGAGCACCAGCACCAGCCTGGCCGCCACGCCAAGCGCAGTGAAGTCGGCCTACGACCTGGCGGCTGCGGCGTTGCCGCTCTCAGGCGGCACGATGACCGGCGCGATCACTTTTGCCGGCGCGCAACCAACGGCCACCACATCGGCTGCTGGCATCGTGCAGCTGAGCGACTCAACCAGCTCCACCAGCACGACGCTGGCGGCTACGGCTAACGCCGTGAAGACCGCCTACGACCGAGCCACCAACGGACTGATCACAGCCGCCACAGCTCAAAACAGCACCAGCGGCACCAGCATCGACTTCACCAGCATCCCCAGTGGGGTGAAGCGGATCACGGTGATGATGAACGGGGTGAGCACAAACGGCGCATCACTGATCCAGGTTCAAGTTGGATCTGGTTCATTCAGCACGACCAACTACGTTTCGGGGTCGAGCTTGTCTGGCGGCGGCGTTGGCCAAGCCGGGTACAGCTCAACCACTGGCCTGCTGTTTGACTCTGGTGCGCCAACTGCTGCGGGCGTTCGTTATGGAGCGATGTCTCTGTTTAACATCAGCGGCAATACATGGATCGCCAATTTTACAATCACACTCAATCTTTCGGGTTTCTATTACATGATGGGCGGCGGCGGAGTTTCCCCAACGTTGGGCGGCGCTCTTGATCGCGTCCGCATCACCACCGTCAACGGCACCGATACCTTTGACGCTGGCTCCATCAACATCTTCTACGAATCCTGATGGCCGTCCGCAGCAAAACCGGCACCGCCAGGATCGAGCATCAACCCGGTCCGCCTAAGACCACCCGCCAAGGCTATGGGCAGCAATCACGCCCACGCCGCCGCGGCCGCAAGCCGCTCAGAGGGCAGGGCAGGTAATGGACCGAGACACGCTCGAAAACTGGCGCAAAATCCGCGACCACCTGGAGCGTGTTGGACAGACTGAGAACCACTACTACAGACGCGCTCTTGCCATCCTGGCCGGGAGGCCTGATCCCTTCGATCGCTACGATTGGACCGAGCTCAGGCGTCCCGATGGCGGAGGAACCCAACACCGTTAGCGGCCTGTTTGCAGCCTCCCTCCCCGCTGCTCTGGCTGCTGGCATGGTCGCCATCGGGGCGCTGCTCATCTCGATGCAGGTGCAGTCCGCACGCATTGAGGCCACCATCGTGCAGATGGCAAAGTCCGTTGATGAACTGAAAACTGACGCGCGTTTGCAGCTTGCTGATCTCGACAAGCGTGTGCGCGCTCTTGAAATGCGGAACTAACCTAGGGCGACCGACGTGGAACACATGCTCCGCCACATCCCTGAGATTGTCACCGTCGCCATCGCCGCTCACGGCCTGGCGGTGGCCATCGTCAACCTGACGCCGACGCCGAAGGACAACGAAGCGCTCGACACCTACAGCCGCATGGTGGTCAAGGCCTACCGCGCGATCGAAATCCTGGCCGGCATCATCACCCCGCTCGTCAAACGCTGAGCCATGGCCAACGCCGCCCCGATCACACTGGAGCAGCTGTTCCGGTTCTATCGCGGGCTGCCCCACCAGCTCGCCAGCATCAACCAGCTCGAGCAGGATCTGGCCGTCAACGGCTACGCGGCCGCCATGCGCCGCGACCGGGCATGGTTCAACACCTGGAGCCAAGACGGCAAACAGGTGGACCTGGCTGCGGCTCTCAACCTCATCCGCATGTTTGAGGGCTGTCACCTCGACGCCTACCCCGACCCGGCCAGTGGCGGCGATCCCTGGACCATCGGTTACGGCACCACGCGCTACAGCGACGGCCGCAAGGTGCAGAAGGGCGATCGGCTCAACATGGTCGAGGCCGACATGCTGCTGCGGCTCGAGGTGGATCGCATCGCCGAAAAGCTGCGCAGCACCGTGCCGTTCTGGGTGGCGATGGCCGACAACCAGAAGTGCGCGCTGATCAGTTTTGCCTACAACCTCGGCTCGGGCTTCTACGGCTCGAAGGGCTTTGAGACGATCAGCGCCAAGCTGCGCGAGAAAGATTGGGCAAGCGTGCCCGATGCGCTGCTGCTCTATCGCAACCCCGGCACCAACGTGGAGGCTGGTCTGAAGCGCCGGCGGATCGCCGAGGGCGATCTATGGGGTCGCGAACGGCAGACCAGCGGACCGATCGACGCGATGTTCACGCCGGAGTCGCCGTTCAGCCACAAGATCACGCCCCACATCACCTACGGCGAGTTCGCGCTCAATCAGGAGGCGCGCCGCTTTGACCACCAGCACCAATGCGACACGGCGCTGAAGCTGGCACAGTTTCTCGAGAAGGTGCGCGCGCAGTTTGGCGGCAAGCCGGTGGTCATCACCTCGGGCTTCAGGCCGCCGGCCGTGAACCGGCAGGTGGGCGGAGCCAGCAGCTCGGAGCACCTTTACAGCACCATCGGCGAAGGCGCGGTGGACTTCTTTGTAGAAAATGCAAACATCTTCGACGTGCAGGATTGGTGCGATCGCACCTGGCCGTATTCGCTCGGCTACGGCGCGCCCAAAGGTTTCGTGCATTGCGGCATCCGCAAGGGCAGCCCTAGGGTGCGCTGGGATTACTGACGACCGCGTGCTGATTCCTGACCACGAGATCCGCCGGCTGTGTCAGCAGCACGGCATGGTCACCCCATACACCGACGAGCTGCTGAATCCGGCCAGCATCGACGTGCGGCTTGGCGATCGGATCATGATCGAGCAGGAGGACAGCCCTGAGCTGCAGATCCTCGGGCTGTGCGAATACAGCCGGGAGAACCCGTTTCTGGTCTACCCCGGCGAATGGTTCCTGGGCGAAACCCACGAAATCTTTCACCTGCCCGATCACCTAGGCGCGCAGTTCGTGCTCAAATCCAGCCGCGCGCGCGAAGGCTGGGACCACGCCGAGGCCGGCTGGGCAGACCCCGGCTATTGCGGCCGCCTGACGCTGGAGCTCAAGAACAGCCGCCAGCTGCATCCGCTGCCGATCTGGCCTGGCCTGCGCATCGGCCAGCTCAAATTCATGCTGGTGAGCGGCGCACCAGAGCGCTCCTATGCAATCACCGGCCGCTACCAGCACGATCTGGTGGTGACAGCCAGCAAGGGCTAGCCTGAACCCGTGGAGAGCCTGAGCCCGGCGAGCATGGCGTCGGGCTTTTTTGTCACCCCACCAACGCCGCCACCTTGGCCGCTGCGGCCGCTGCAGCCTCATCGACCAGGTGCGCATAGCGCTGCGTGGTCTGCGGGCTGCTGTGCCCCAGCAGGCCGCCGATCTGCGGCAGCGACAGGCCTGCGCTCACGCCGAGGCTGGCGAAGTTGTGGCGCAGGTCGTGGATCCGCAGGTTGCTGATGCCGGCCTGCTCCAGCAGCTGGTCCCACATCCGCCAGTAGCCGACCAGGTGGCCGTCGCCGTCGCCGGCGATGATCCACCGGCTGTTCGATTGCGCGCGCAGCTGCTCGAGCATCACCAACGCTGCAGGCGGCAGGTGGATGTGCCGCGGGTCGCCCTGCTGGCCGGTCTTGTGCTGCTCGGCCGGCACCACCAGCACAGCGCCCTGCAGCCAGCTCCATTCGGCGCACATCACCTCCCGGACCCGGCAGCCGGTCAGGAGCAGCAGCCGCACCAGCTGCGCGAACCGCCACCGCACGCCGGCCGCGGCAAACCCGTCCAGCGCCGCCTGGCGCGCGGGTTGAGCGTGGCGCGCACCTCCCACAGGCCGCCCACATCCGGCTGGCAAAAGCCGGCGTCAGTGGCAAGGAACGTCCAATCGAGCTCGAGGCCAAAGAACTGATGCAAGGCCACCTCGCGGAGCACGCCAGGCAGGCCTGTGAGCTGCACGGGCTGGCCGCCGCTGTAGTCGCGCGACCCTGCACGCCGGCGGTTCTGCTGGCGCTGGTATGCGGCCGCCCTGGCCTGCTGCAGCAGCTCGCCGGTGATCTCGATCTTCACCGAGTCATGGGGTGCCGCAGCGGTGCCATCCGCAGCCGGTGGATTCGCCCAGGCGCTTCGGCTGGATCGTCCAGCGGGATCAGGGTGTAGTCGTCGCAGCCATGGCGCTCGGCGAAGTGCTGCGCGGCGATGTGGGTAGCAAAGGGTCCGACGTGCCACGGACCGATGCGGAGGGCGTAGTTCATGGGTGAAGGTTAGAGGGGGCGGCAAGCGCCCCCGGTGGGGTCAGGCGTTGACCGGGAGGATCTGGTGCATCGCCCGAATTTTGGGGCAGCTGATGGATGCGATGCGCTTCTGGGCTAAGGCGAAGGAACCGCAAAAGCTGAGCACCTTGGTGTCGGAGCAAACAGCGTGTGTGTAGGCGCGCTCGGTGCGGCGCTTGGCGATCTTGCCGTTGGGGAGGGTGACGGTGAGGGTGGTCATGGTTTGGAGAGTGGTGGAGGGGCGTCCCTCCGATGTGTGAATCATACACCACCCACCGCACACCATGCCCAGCTGCGGGGTGCCGTTCACAATCCGTCACACAAGCTGATCTGGTCGCGGCCGCTACCGTGCAGCAAGCGGCGGCCAGCCCATGCGGGCGTTCTTCGTAGAAATCACCGCCAAGCTCATCCTCAGATCTGACACCGAACCCGACGACCTGCCGGCTGACATCTACAGCCACCTGGCCGAGTTCATCCCCAGCGACGACGACATCATCGACATCGAAGTCCAGGCCGTCCCACTGCCCGCAGATCTCAGTGGATCAGCACCACATTGACGAAACCCGCCTGGTCACGCGGCGCAGCGCCCGTGATCAGATCCACCTCGCCTGGAACTACCAGTGCGCCTACTGCGGCGATCCGCTCGGCCGCTCGCCGACGCTCGATCACGTCATCCCCAAGGTCCACGGCGGCCTGACCGTGCGGGAGAACCTGGTCAGCTGCTGCCTGATGTGCAACAGCCAGAAGGGTCACAAGCCCTGGGTGGACTGGTATCGCACCCAGCCGTTCTGGTCGGCGCTCAGCGAGCGGGCGATCGCCGAGTGGTTACTTGGCAAGTAGGTGGTCCAGATACAGCTCAGCCTGCCACAGGTCCGAGCTGTAGCGGCAGATCCCGCCCACGCAGCTGCGGTAATAGACCTCACCCTTCACCGGCAGCAGCACCTCGATGTAGCCGCCGTCGCGTTCCGTGCGGCTGATCACTTCAGGTCCGAACATTGCCGTGCCTCCTCGCGATGGATCCAGGTTTTGAGATCGGCCACATAGTCGCGCAACGCCTGCGCCTGCTGCAGGTGCCAGCTGTCGCGCGTGCTGAACCAGAGGCTGTTGTGGCGATCAACAGCCTGCAGCGCCTGGTGGATTAGCGGGCACCAGTCCGCCCGCACAGGCGTGTTCCATTCCCGCTTCGACACGGCACCAGGACGGCCTCTTTCAGTCTGGCGTCGGCAACGCCGCATCAAACATCTCGCACCGTGGCGCGTATCGGCCGCCACTGCGCCGGCACTCAGGTATGCCCAGCTCGCACCGATTGCGGCTCAGGTCCCACTGCAAACAGTCCCAGCACATCTGCGGGCTGCCGGCTGGTCTGATCTGCGCCAGTGCTTCCCGGTAAATCGCCTGCGCTCTCTGCAGCGCCTCTCGCAACATCACCGTGCCGGTGTCGGCCTCGAGCTGGTGCTCGGGCTTCGGTCCCAGCACCACGCGCGCGTGCCATGTGCGATCGAGGCGGCTGCACACCAGCAGCAGACGGCCGGCGTGCAGGCTGATCATTCTTCCTCGCCGTAGGCCGGCTGGTGGTACAGCCGCTCGAGTTGCATCGTGATCGGCTCCTCAGCGCCGTCGGTCACATGCGCCGCCACCGGATCGCGCGGATCACAGGCGACGAAGACCGACGGCCAACCGTGCTCCTTCACCACCACCAAGCTGGTGCGCGGACTGCGGCACAGGATCCGTAGCGCCCATCGCTCAATCAGATTCAGCCCTGGGAGGTAGAACATTGCTCCAGTTTGGCGATCAATCGGTTGAGATACCACTCCGCCTTGCGCGCATCTTCCAGGGCGTTGCCCTTGAGCCACATGCGGATCATGTACTTGAGCGCCTGTCCCTGCAGGTATGCCGGGACCATGTGCGGCGCATCGCTGATCACCGACTCGATAAAGTCGATCGCCTCGACGGTGCCGGCCTGGTAGTGCGGCGGGTGGTTGATCAGATCAGGCACGGGATGGAGCTCCTCGTTTGGGTTGACGTTCAAGGTCGGCGGCCATTTCTGCAGCAGCTCGCAGCATGGTGCTGAGAGGGATGCCACTGATTGACCGCTCGGCCATCCAACGAATAGCGAGGCGATAGCCATGGCTGGCGTTGCCGTTGCCGATCTGCCGCGCCATTGCTACTTCCTCGTCCGTCACCCGGATGTTCAGGGTGCGGTTGCGGGTTTTGCGAACTACCGCCACTTCTCACCCAGTAACTGCTGGCGGCAGACCTCGATTGCCTGCTGCGCCTGTTTCTCGGTCATCACCGACTCGGTGGCATCCATGGCCTTCACCACCTTGGCGAACAGCTCGGGATAGTGAGTGTCGCGGAAGTTGGCGGCGATCTCTAGCGCGAACTCCTCCCACAACCCGGTGTAGGTGCAGCAGGTGCGGCCACTGCGCTGGTACAGCGCCTCCATCATGTCGGCGCGTTGCTGGTCAAGTCGGACGCGGGTGTTCATGGTTCCAGGTGTTGGCGTAGCTGGAGCAACTCAGCGCAAAGCTGTTCGCGGTTCTTGATGCCGAGGGTGGCGCGCAGCTGGTCGATGCGGATGTCGATCAAGCTGCGCAGCCGGTGGCGCTCATCCTGCTGACCCTGGCGGTAGGTGCCGCTGTCGCTGATCAGCTGGCTGATTCTGGCGCGGATGTCGTTCATGCCACCTCCACTGACGCACCCGGCCAGCGGTTCTGCGCATAGCGGATCGCGGCCTTCACGTTCTCCGCGTGGGTGGTCCACAGCATCGGTCGAGCGCCGCGCGGGTAAACCATCACGCGATACAGCTTGGTGCGCGCTTTGGGATTGGGGCGGCTGACGCCATCGCCGTGCTTTGACTCGCTCGGCTCCTCTGCCCACTGCCAGGGCAACATCGAACCGGCTGGGATGTCAGGCATGGATGTTCGGATCGGTGACGGTTTCAGGGTTAAGCCATTCGATCTGTGACCACCATTCGAGCCAGGTGTCGGCGGCGATCAGCTTGGCCTCGGTGAGGCTGTGCGCCGTGATGCACTCGACCACGTTGGCGGACTTGATCTGGAAGTAGAAGCGGCGGGGGGTCACTTGCGCACCTCCAGCTGGGTGCCGCTGTGTGTCATGCCGGGCTGGTTGCCGGCCTCGAGGCCGATCATCGCGAACACGGCCGCGACGATCACAAAGCAGATGGCGTTGTTGATGCGGTTGATCATGGTGTGGGTGGCGGTGGTGGTTGGGAGCCCCGGAGGGCTCAGGCGAGATGCCCCCGGCAGGTCTCGACCCAGCGCAGCAGTTCACCGTGGCGACGGCTGAGCTCCAAGTAGCGGCCGGGATCTTTGTGAGGCAGGCAGCCACGCAGCTCCTGAGCAATGTCGTGAGCCTCAGCGTTGAACTGAGCGATCAGGGCGATGATCTGATCCTGCATGTTCAGCGCAGCCTCTGGGCTGCCGAGTGGGGGACCGTTTGCCCCCGGTGACCAAATCATACACCGCAGACCGCGCATCCTGCCAACGGGTCAGTTGTAATCCGTTACACGATGCCGGGCATCGGCCAGCTCCGACTTCCGCCGGTTCGCTTTTTGCAGCACCTCCACCTGGTCCTGCGCCTCGACGTGCTCCACACGCAGCCGCGTCGCGCCCGCGCTCAGCTCCATCGGGATCCGCAGCACCGGCTTGCTCATGTGCGCCGCGCTCCACCCCACCGCATAGTCCGGCACCGCCACCTCCACCGTGAACCACTTGTGGCTGCAGTCCATGCAGATACGGCGGCGCATCACCTGGTCATCCAGCAGGTTGTTCGTGATCGGGACGCGCACCGCCTTGCTTCGGCACTTCGGGCAAATCAAGACGCCACCTCCCGCTTGCGATACACAACAACCTCGATCAGAGACACGGACACTTTGTACTGCTCGGCAAGTTCCTGCCTGTGTTTGCGTGTGCCTTTGTATTCACGGCGAATCTGAGCGCGCTGTTCCTGCGTCAGCTTTAGGGCTCGCGGAGTGTGAAAAAACGTGCCGCGGTCGATTGATTGGCGAACGTTTTCTTTCTGAGATGCAGGCTGCAGGTGGACCGGGTTGCAGCACGCTGGGTTATGGCATTTGTGAGAAATGACCAGATCATCAGCAACGGGACCGCAATGGTGGAAGTAGCTGACAACATGCACCAGCCGCGGTTTTTGGAACCAGACACGGCCATAGCCGCCAATGGTCTTGCAGCCTTGCCATTCCCAGCAGCCAGTTGCGCTGATCTTTAGTCGGTCAACGCAGCGAGCCCAAACGGGAGCGAGATCGGTGGGCAGTGGTTTTCGTTTCATGGTCAGAGTTGGCACCATGGGGCAGTCCGCCCCAGACAGATGAACTTCGGAGAATGGATGGCGGTCGAGATACCGCCAGAGAAACAGTTCTTGATCGAGAAGCAATGCCGCGACCTGCAGCGCCACCCGCAGGCGGGCTCGATTGCGGCCAAGCTCCTCAAGCAGTGCTATCACCAGCAGGAGATGCTCCAGGCTGCGGTCCATGAGATCGCGCGCCTGGAGCTCGAGCTCATGACCTAGATCAGATCATCGATCACCACGCCGCCAGTCGCCTGCGCAAGGCTGTTGGCTGCGCGCTCAACGTAATCGAGCGGCGGTTGAGCCACCGCGCTGATGTACGCCAGCCCGCTCTTGCTGGTCTTCTTCCAGCCCGTCACCGGCACCTGCACGCTGCCGTACTGGTCCGGCGTCTGGCTCATCACGAACGCGCAGAACGCGTCGAGCTCCTCCACCTTCACGTTCAACATCCCGGAGAAATCGACCTTGCTCTCGGGCTTGGTGCTCTTGAAGATGGACAGGTTCAGCTTGAAGCTCATCGGTTTGATTGCGATGGGTTGTTAGGCAGGCCGCGCAGGTTGCTCTGTTCATAGGCCTCGACCTCCACCACTGGGTAGAGGACGCGGCCGCCGATCTTCACAAACCGCGGACCACGGTTCTGGGTTGAGCGCCAGTTGTCGAGCGTGCTGAGCGAGACGATGTTGCGCCACCGCTCCGCCAGCTCGCGCGGCGTCAAATAGTCAGAAGATCTCGTCATCGCTCACAGTCTCCACAACGGGCTCAGGTTTTGACGGTTTTGACGGTTTGGTGATCTGCTGGTTCAGATCCTCGAGGGTTGCTTTGGGCGCTTGGGGCGCAGCAGGGCGCACCGTCACCGGCTCCACATCCACAACCTCCTCCTCGGTCTGGATGCCCACCAGCAGCTCGGGAATGTAGAGCCGCCCCCAGAACGCTGCCGCCCGGTAACGGATCATGAGCTCGGGCATCGTCTGCCACTTGCTGCCGCTCTTGGTTGCCCAGCCTTCTTTCTTGGCCATCGCCATGCTCACCGCTGGTCCCTTCAGGTCCGCGCCGGTGGCGACCTCGGTGGCCACGCAGTAGCAGCTGAGGCTCTCGCCGCTGCCGGTCATCTCATAACGCAGTGGGCTAAAGCGCCCGCAGCCGTTGATCAGGCCGATGATGAACTGGCTGCTCCAGCTGGGGCGGCCGTGGATGATGTGCAGATTTTGCATCACCTGGAACGGGCTCATCCGCATCCGGTTGGCGATCTCGAGCGCCACCAAGCAGTTGGCAAACCCCTGCTGCCCCTGGAACTGGGGCGGGATCAGCGTGCTGCTGGCCAGCGCCTTGGCGATCCGTTGCGCATCCTCGAACGCTTGGATGCCGGAAAACACCGACCCGCCAGATGTGGTGGTCGTTAGTGCTGTTGATTCAGTCATGATCTGGTTGCTTGTGCGAGAGATAGAAGAAACAGGCACCCGGCAGTAGCTGGCACGAAGTCCATGTGCCACAGCTCGGATGCGGCGAAGCCGCCAAGCATCGCGATCACGATGCAGGCAAGCAGATGCGTGAAGGCGTCCATCACGTTCAGTAGAGCTCGATCTCAGGAGCCGCGCCGATCGACAGCTGGCCATCAGGCCGCGGCCGCATCCAGGGCGGCAGGTCGATCGTCTCGATCTGGTTGGAATAGCCAGGCCATTCGCCTGTCTGTTTGCACAGCGCCAACCTGGCCAGGTCGGTCTCGGCTGTTCGTTCGCCGGCGGCGATCATCTCCGTGCTGGCCGCATAGACCGCAACGGCGTGCGGCGGTTTCTTCTCCACGCAGATGAAGATGAACTGCTCCGGCCGTTGGCCGGTGGCGCGCTCAAGCCCGTCCAGATACCAGGCCGCCTGGACGTGGTAGCGGAAGTTGGCGACTGACTTGCGGAACCCCGCAGGGCTCGCATCCTCGGTCGTCTTCAGATCCACGATCAGCTGGCCGTCGTTGGTCATCCAGTCCGGCCGGCACTTGCACTCGAGCTCGGTCGCCTCATCGGTCCAGAAGTAACTGCGCTCTGCCTGGCCGGGACGCTGCAGCAAGAACGCAGCAGCCGGGTGCGCATAGATCGCCTGCCCCATCTTCATGACCAGCTCGGCGTCGGCCTTGCTCAGCACGGTGCGGCCGTTGCTGGCTGCTGAGAATGATTCCCATTCCGCCTTGCCCTGTTTGGTGCGCCGGTCGATGCCGTCAGGGCAGGTGACATAGCGATCGTCCCAGGTGTCGAGCTCGAGCACATGGGTGTGGAGCGCCGAGCCGATCACCATGGCGGGTGTTGGCTCAGGCTCGACTCGGTTGGGATCCAGATAGCGCGCCCAGTAATGCAGCGGGCTGCGCGCCACCTGGTCGAGGTGGCTTTTCGATACCGCCGTGTGGCGGTGGTAAGCGGCGTTGTCCGTGGCTCGCTTCGCAAGGCTCAAAAAGATTACCGTGTTTTCCCACTCTGTCATCGTTTCTCCCTCAGTCTCATTCTGTTTCCCGCTAAGTCATTGAAAAGACGCTAGTTTCCGCGGGCTCCTCCGTGTATGCCTTCCGCCACGGTCCGGTCAAGCCCATGCAGCTCACACTCCGCCCCTACCAGTCCCAAGCGGTCGCAGACCTGCGTGCTGCGTTCCGTTCAGGCGCACGCGCTCCCTTGCTTGTTGCCCCCACCGGCAGCGGCAAGACGGTCATGTTCTCCGCCATCACGCAGAGCGCCGTTGCTCGTGGCCGTCGCGTGCTGATCCTGGTCCACCGGCGTGAGCTGATCCGACAAGCCAGCGCCAAGCTCGCCATGGCTGGCGTCAATCACGGCGTCATCGCTGCCGGCTTTGAGCCGTCCAGCAATCCTGTCCAGGTCGCATCGGTGCAAACGCTCGCGCGCCGCCTCGAGCGCCAGGCATGGCAGCCCGACCTGATCGTGATCGATGAAGCGCACCACGCCGTCGCCGGCACCTGGTCACGGGTGCTCAGCCACTGGCCTGACGCCTATCGCCTCGGCGTCACAGCCACCCCGGTGCGCCGTGATGGCCGCGGCCTGGGAGCCATGTTTGACCAGCTGGTGCTGGGTCCGTCGGTCGCCAAATTGATCGAGGAGCAGCACCTGTCGAGCTTCCGAATTTATGCGCCGGCTTTGGCCGTTGGACTCGATTCTTTGCCAACCCGCAGTGGTGATTTTGACAACATCGCCGCGGCCGAAGCGCTTGATCGCCCCAGCATCACCGGCGACGCCATCGCCCACTATCGCCGCCACGCCATAGGCCAGAGCGCCATCGCGTTCTGCTGCACTGCAGCGCACGCCGAGCATGTCGCCAGCCAGTTCCGCGCCGCCGGCATCACCGCGCAGACCATCCTCGGCACCACGCCGGTCGAGCAGCGCGAGCAGCTCATTGCAGCACTTGGCGGCGGCTCACTGCAGGTTTTGGTGAGCGTGGACGTGATCAGCGAGGGCACCGACGTGCCATCAGTCGGCGCGGCGATCCTGTTGCGTCCCACGCAATCAGAAGGCCTTTACCTGCAACAGGTCGGCCGGGTGTTGCGGCCTGCTGTTGACAAAAAGTGGGCAATCATCCTCGACCATGTTGGCAATGTGCATCGCCACGGGTTCCCCGACGATCACCGCCAGTGGAGCCTGGACGATGCCCGCAAGCGTGGCCGCGGCGGCAATGGCGCGCCAGCCCCCAGCGTTCGCACCTGCTCAACCTGCTTCGCCGCGTTCAAGCCGCAGCCGATCTGCCCCATGTGTGGTGCCATCGCACAGCCGTCCGCGCGCGAGATCAAGCAGCGCGAAGGCGAGCTCCAGGAGCTCACCCGCCAGGCCGTCGAGCGCGCACGCATCCGTGATCGCCGCCAGCAGGGCGCTGCACGCACTCTCCCTGAGCTGATGGCGATCGCCAAACAGCGCGGCTACAGCCCCGCCTGGGCTTACAAGGTCCACAATGCGCGCAGCCGATCCGCCTGACATGGCCAACGCCGAGACTGATCTGCAACAGCGCATCCGCTTGGCGCTCGGCACATCTCCTAATTTGCGGATCTTTAGGAATCAGGTCGGCAGCCTCCCCGATCCACGCACCGGCCGCCCCGTTCAGTTCGGCCTCGCCCGCAGCTCTGCTGATCTCATCGGCTGGCGCACCGTCACCGTCACCCCCGAGATGGTCGGCCAGCGCGTCGCCGTGTTCCTCTCGATCGAGGTGAAGACCTCCACCGGCCGCCTCACGCCGCAGCAGCACAACTGGCTTGAGGCCGTTCGCGCCGCAGGTGGCATCGCTGGCGTGGCAAGGTCTGTTTCAGATGCCCTGCGCATCGCTAAAGGCACCCCATAATGCACCTGGCGAAAAAATTGGCCGGCGGTGCTGCGAACACCCCGGCCGCGGTCCACAGCCACTACCTGCAGACATGACCAAATTACTTGAATCTGCGCGCGGCCACTGGCCTGCAATTCTCAGCGCCCTAGGAGGCCTGAGCGCAGACCAGCTCACCGACAAACACCAGCCCTGTCCGCTTTGCGGCGGGAAGGATCGTTATCGCTTTGATAATCAGAACGGCACAGGCTCCTGGTTTTGCAACAAGTGCGGCGGTCCCTCGCAATCCGGTGGCGCTGGTAATGGCATCGATCTGCTGATGCGTCGCACCGGCTGGTCCTTTGCCGAGGCCGCCCTGCGCGTCGAGCATCACCTGGGCATCGCGCCGCAACGGCCTGAGCCGCCTAGCAAGGGTGCCGAGTCCGTGTGGCGCTACAGCGACACGTTTCTGGTTTGCCGCTTCCCTGGCAAGAAAATCCGCCCGCTTTGGTGGTCCGGCAGCCGCTGGGAATGGAAGGCACTGCCAGCGCCTCGGCCGTTGCTCAACCTCGAGCAGCTGCGCACCCGCACTGGCACTGTGCTGGTGGTCGAGGGCGAGAAAACAGCCGACGCCGCTGCACGTCTCTATCCCCGCGCGGTGGTCACCACTTGGCCGTCAGGCTGCAAGGCCATCAGCAAGGCCGACTGGGCACCACTGGCCGGCCGGCGCGTCATCCTCTGGCCTGATGCCGATCAGCCAGGCCAGCAGGCCATGGAACAGCTTGCGCAGCTGCTGCTGCGCCTGCCTGTCGATCGCGTTCAGATGGTCGCCCCGCCAGCTGATGTGCCCGAGGGCTGGGATCTAGCTGATGCCACCTGGACGCCTGAGGAGGCCGCGGCCTACATCAAGGCCAACATCTCGCAGCCGCTTGAGCTCGATCCTGAACCCCAGCAGCCGGAGTTGACGGCAGAGCCCGAATCCGAGACCGATGATGAACCCGACCTCGAGGATCTCGACGCCAACGGTCACTACACCTGCCTGGGGTTCGATGGCGATGCCTACTACTACCAGCCGCACAGTACAGGCCAGATCATGCGCCTGACGCGCTCGGCGCACACTGCCACCAACCTGGTCGCCCTAGCGCCCCTCGACTACTGGAAGCAGATCGCTGGCACCGATCGAGGCGGCGTTGATTGGACCTCAGCCGCTGCTCTGCTGTTTTCCATCAACGCAGACCGCGGCGTCTACAACCCCGATCGCATCCGTGGCCGCGGCGCTTGGTGGGATGACAAGCGCACAGTGCTGCACCTCGGCGATCAGCTGATCGTCAACGGAAAGCGCCATCCCGTGCTCAAGCCGTTTGATTCCGCCTATCTCTACCAGCGCATGTCGGAGCTGCAGGGACCGGGCAAAGCCACGCCGCTCACAGACGCTGAGGCGCTGGTGATCTGCGAGCTGGCCGAGCGCTTCCACTGGGAGGTGCCGGCCTCAGGCCTGCTGCTGGCCGGTTGGGTCACCCTTGCGCCGATTTGCGGTGCGCTGCCCTGGAGGCCACACGCTTGGCTCACTGCTGCAGCTGGATCCGGCAAGTCGGCCATCCTCGATCGTTATGTCGCTCCGCTGCTGGCTGACATGGGGCTGATCGTGGCCGGCAACACCACCGAGGCCGGCCTGCGCCAGACGCTGCGCTGTGATGCCCTGCCGGTCGTGTTCGATGAGGCCGAAAGCAACGAAAAGGCCGACCAGGTGCGGATGCAAAACATCCTTGCCCTGGCGCGCGTGGCCAGCTCCGAATCGCACGCCACCATGCTTAAGGGCAGCCCCGGCGGTGATGTGACCCGGTTCAACATCCGCTCGATGTTCCTGATGAGCTCGATCGCCACCGCGCTCAAGCAGGGCGCTGACCGCAGCCGATTCGCGCAGCTTACCTTGCGCTCACCAAATGAGCTGCCCAAGGAGCAACGCCTGCAGCACTGGGAGGCGCTCGACCGTGATCTCGATCGCTACATCACCAACGACAGCGCCCTGCGGCTCATCGCCCGCACCCTGCTGCTGATCCCAACCATCCGGCAATCGGTGCGCGTGTTCACCCGCATCGCCGCAGAGCATTTCGACTCTCAGCGCCTCGGCGATCAATACGGCACTCTGCTGGCTGGCGCTTACTCGCTGATGAGCAGCCAGGTGCCCACCGAGCAGGAGGCGCGCGCTCTGATCCAGCAGAACGACTGGGAACCCTACAGCCAGACCACTGAGGTGCCTGATGAGCAGCGGTGCATTCAGCGCATCCTCCAGCATCAGGTCCGGGTCGAGGCCGACGACAAAACCTGCACCCGCACCATCGGTGAGCTGGTGGAGATCGCCGTGCATCACTCCGTCGATCCGGTTGTGTCGCCAAACCAGGCCGGCAAGACCCTCGAGCGCCATGGGCTCAAGGTCGATCAGGAGGCCATGCTGCTGTTCGTCAGCAACACCGCCGAGGCGATCGCGGCCATCCTCCGTGACACGCAGTGGTCGCACAGCTGGGGCACGCTGCTCTCCAGACTGAAGGGCGCAAGCAAGGCCGGACCGACCCGTTTCAGGGGCTGCGGAGCCGTTTCCAGGGCTGTGGCGTTACAAATAACGGACTTGTGACAGGGGCTGTAACAGCTGAAATCCGTTGCGCTGCAAGCGATTAGGGGATCTTGTTACGCTGTTACGCTTTTTCCAGAACATAGCCTCTCTCACACACACACACAGATGCGCGCACACACACACCCTCTCACCCCCTTATAAATAAATCTCTATTTAGGAAAATAGGTGTTACAGCGTTACAGGGGCGGCTAAGCCACTGCGCCCGAACGATTCTCGGTGTTACGCAACCTGTAACACCCCCGTAACAACCGTTGCAGCTCCCGCAGGCTCACGGCTCTGTGCTGGTGAGGCCTCGCGGCTCTGCCTACCCTTGGCTCATGGCCACGATCCGCATCGACTTCGACGCTGAGGCGCTCCAGGCGCTCGACAAGCGCGTGCGGCTGCTGACCGATCGCAACCTGCGCTTCGTGGCCGCTAAGGCGCTCACAGGCGCTGCACAGGCCGCTCAGCAGCAGCTCAAGCAGGCCACCCCCCGCTACATCGACAACCCCACCCGCTGGACGCTGGGCGGCACGTACGTGCGCTTTGCTCGCGCTGATAACCTCACCGCCGAGGTGGGCTTCAGGCAAGACAAGCAAGGCCGCGGCAACCCGGCCGGCAAGTACTTGCAGCCGATCGTCAAGGGCACCACTCCGAAGCTCAAGGGCGTGGATCTCTCGGCCACCAAGATCGCCCGTGAAGCGCCAGGCGCCGTGCTGGTGCCGGCCAAGAACAGCCCGCTGCGCAAGACCGACGCAGGGAACTACACCGTCAGCGCCTACGCCAAGGTGCTCGGCTCTGCGCGCCAGGGCGGCGACAAATACTTCATCGCCCCGGTCAAGCCCGGCAGCAACACGCAGGCGGTGTTCGCTCGAGCAGGCCGCGGCGGCACGCAAACCCGGCGGGTGTTCACCATCGACCCCAACCCGAAGACCAGGCGCGCGCAGTTCCCCGTGCGGCAGGTGCTCGAGCAGGGCTTCGCTGCTGCCTGGCGGGCTCAGCTGTCCGCTGCCTTCGACGCTGAGGTGGCGCGCAGACTGGGGGGTCGCTGAGATCCCCTGCGGCGCAGTCGATTTGGCGGGTCCTCCCCCTGGCTTTGGCCGCGGGTGTTTCGCGACAGCGCGCTAGGGCTAGCGCTAGTGAGAATCACTATCAAACGGGAAAAAGCGGTAAGTGGAAGGGCATAGCCTCCCCACCCCGTTTGAGAGTTCAATAGTTCAATACCATTGTGTTGAACTAAGAGGCAGCAACAGCTTGCTGGTCACGTTTAGCGAGTTTGCGGCGCTCAAAGGCTGCGCTAAGGGCACTGTGACCGCTGCAACGAAGTCCAGGATCGCCGCGGCCGTTGTCGAGAAGGATGGCAAGCGCTGGCTCGATCGGGACATGGCGCTGGAGCTGTGGAACCGGAACACCAAGGCCACCTACAACGCAAAGGTGAGCCACCCGGACCCGGTGGAAGCACCACCGCCGAAGGATGCGCGGGAACTGCGCCGGCAGATCGAGGCACTGCCCGATGACGCGATCCCGGAGCTGAACGAAAGCCGTGCGCGGCGCGAGCATTACCAGGCGGAGCTGGCAAAGCTGCAAGTGGCGCAGCAGCGAAAGGAGCTGGTGCCGGCCGATGAGGTGAAGAAGGAAGCGTTTCAGATTGGGCGCAGCATCAGGGAGGCGCTGGCCAACCTGGCCGACCGGCTGAGCCACCAGCTGGCCGGTGAAACCGATCCTGCGGTGATCCACCAGCTGCTGAGCGATGAGCACCGCGACGCGTTGCTGGCGCTGGCGGAGGTGGACCGATGAGCACCTGGCGCACGGCGTTCCTGGAGGGACTGCGGCCTGAGCAGGCGCTAACGGTGAGCGAGTGGGCGGACCGGCACAGGCGGCTGAGCAGCAAGGCAAGCGCGGAGCCTGGACCGTGGCGCACGGGGCGCACGCCATACCTGCGCGAGCCGATGGATTGCCTGAGCAGCAACAGCCCGGTGCAGCGGGTGGTGATGATGTTTGCGGCGCAAACGGGCAAGACCGAGGCGGGCAGCAACTGGCTTGGATACACCATCGACCATGCGCCCGGTCCCCTGCTCGCTGTCCAGCCCACGGTCGAGATGGCCAAGCGCCTCAGCAAACAGCGGCTCGAGACCCTGATCAACGAAACCCCGTGCCTGGCGGCCAAGATTGCGCCAGCGCGCAGCCGCGACTCGGGCAACACGATGTTTTCGAAAGAGTATCCGGGCGGTTTGCTCCTCCTCACCGGGGCAAACAGCGCGACTGGCCTGCGCTCAACGCCGTGCCGCTACATCTTCATGGACGAGATTGACGCCTTCCCTGCAGACGTGGACGGCGAGGGTGACCCGGTGAGCCTGGCGGAGAAGCGGGCAACCACGTTCGCGCGGCGCAAGATCCTGCTCACCTCGACGCCGACGGTGAAGGACTTCAGCCGGATCGAGGCGGAGTATCAGCGCAGCGACCAGCGGCGGTTCTATGTGCCGTGCCCCAGCTGCTCGGAGATGCAGTGGCTGAAATGGCCGCAGCTGAAGTGGGAGAACAACGACCCAGCCACGGCGGTCTACGAGTGCGAGCACTGCCGCGAGCGATTTGCTGAGATCCACAAGCCAGCGATGCTGCGGCGTGGCGAGTGGCGCGCGACAGCACCGAGCGACGGCAAGACGGCTGGCTTTCAGCTGTCGGGGCTCTACAGCCCGCTGGGCTGGCTGAGCTGGGCGGACATGGTGGACGACTTCCTGCGGGCAAAGGCTGATGCGCCGATGCTGAAGTCGTTTGTAAACACGCGCCTGGCGGAGACGTGGGAGGAGGACTTCGCGAGCAAGGTGAGCGCCGATGCGCTGCTGCAACGGTGTGAGCCGTATGCGCCGGGCAAGCTGCCTGAGGGCGCGCTGGCGGTCACGATCGGCGTGGACGTGCAGGGTGGTGGCGGATCAGCTGGCGATCGCTTGGCGGTGAGCGTGTGGGCGTGGGGGCGCGATGAGGAGGGCTGGCTGATTGACCACCAGGAGATCTACGGCGATCCGTGTCAGGCGGAGGTGTGGAAGCAGCTGGACGTGTTGGTGCTGCATGAATGGGAGCACGTTGGCGGCGGCAAGCTGCGGGCGGATGTGACCTGCGTGGACTCTGGCGGCCACGCGACCGCGGAGGTGTATCAGTACGCGCGCGAGCGTGTGGCGCAGGGCGTGATCGCGATCAAGGGTCAGAGCCAAAAGGGCAAACCGCCAATCGGCAAGGCAAGCAAGGTGGATCTCACTGCAAAGGGGCGGACGCTTAAGCGCGGGGCGCAGGTGTTCCCGGTGGGCGGCGACACGATCAAGACGACACTGTTCGGACGGCTGAAGCACAACGATGTGGGCGGAGGGTATCTGCACTTCCATGCGCAGACCGGCAGCGAGTATTTCGAGCAGCTGACGGCAGAGAAACAGGCGCTGCGGTACGTGAAGGGTTTCCCGGTGAGGGAATGGGTGAAGAAACCAAGCGCAAGGAATGAGGCGCTGGATTGCCTGGTGTATGCGTACGCGGCGGTACATCGCCTCTACCAGCGGTACGACCGCAGAACGATCTGGGACCAGCTGGAAAAACGCCTGCAGAATGGTGATGCGGAGCCACGCAAGGCGCGCCTAAGATCGGGAGAAGCCGCGGCGTCGGCGTTCGTCCGCAACTGGTGAGCCGTGAACATTCCTGCGACGATCCGACGAGGCGACACGGTGAAGTGGCGTGATGTCGCCAGCACGGACACGCTGGGCAACGCGATCAGTAGCGGTGGCGGCTGGGCGCTGACGTACTACATCCGCTTCAACCGCAACAACCACGGCGCAACGGCTGTGGGCACAGCGTATGGAACTGGGTGGGAGTTCACGCTCAGCTCGGCAACAACTGACGGCTTTCATGCCGACGACACTGGCTTCTGGCAAGCGGTCGCGAGCAAGGCCGGCGAAAAGATCACGCTTGGATCAGGCCAGTTTCAGGTAGACGAAAACCTGTACTACACGGGCACGCCTGCGGCGGTTGATGATCGCAGCCAGGCGCAGATCGATCTGGATGCGGTGCAGGCGGCGATCCGCGCGATGATCTCGGGCGGCGCTGTCGCCGAGTACACGATCGGCAACCGGCGGCTCAAGAAGATGGAGCTGACGGACCTGCTGACGCTGGAATCTAGTCTGAAGGCGCAGGTGAAGCGCGAACAGGCCGCGCAGCTGCAGGCCAACGGCCTGGGCAATCCGCACAACCTCTACGTTCGGTTCTGATGGGCGTCCGTTCTGCGATCCGCGAGCTGTTCCGCCGCAGCCCTGCTCCAGCCCCAGCGCCAGCGCCACGCCGGCGGATGTATCAGGGCGCGATGGCGAGCCGCCTGACGGCTGACTGGGTGACAAGCGGCACCAGCGCCGACGCTGAGATCAAGGGCAGCCTGCCGAGGTTGCGCAACCGCAGCCGCCAGCTGATCCGCGACAACGACTACGCGCGCCAGGCGATCCGCGCGGTGAAGAACAACGTGGTCGGCACCGGCATCAGGATGCAGGCGCAGGTGCGGATGGTGCGCGGCGGCGGCCGGCTGGATCAGCCGGTGAACGAAGCGATCGAGATGGCCTGGAAGGCCTGGTGCAAGAAGCAGTACTGCAACACGGCCGGGCGGCTGAGCTTCCAGGATTTGCAGCGCCTGGTGGTCGGCGCGATGGCCGAGTCGGGCGAGGTGTTCATCCGCAAGGTGCGGCAGCCGTTTGGCGGCAGCCGGGTGCCATTTGCGCTCGAGGTGATCGAGAGCGACCAGCTGGATGACAACTACACCGGCAAGAGCACGGTGGACGGCAACGAATGGCGCATGGGCGTCGAGTGCGACCGCTGGGGTCGTCCGGTGACCTATGCGTTTCTGCGCAAGCATCCGGGCGATGCGCCGTTCAGCGCGCCGGCAAGCGCACGGCACCAGCTGATCCCGGCGAGCGAGATCATCCACCTCTACCTGGTGGAGCGCCCCGGCCAGACGCGCGGGGTGCCGTGGCTGGCGACTGCCATCCAGCGGCTGCACCACCTGGCGGGCTACGAGGAGGCCGAGGTGATCCGCGCGCGAGCGAGCAGCGCGCTGATGGGTTTCATCGAGTCGCCGGAGGGCGAGCTGCAGGGCGATGAGGTGCTCGACGGGGAGCGGGTGTCGAATTTTGAGCCCGGCGTGTTCAAGTACCTCGCGCCTGGCGAGAAGGTGACGGTGCCGGCGCTGGATGCGCCCGATGGCCAGTTTGAGCCGTTCCTGCGGGCAATGCTGCGCGCAATGGCCGCCGGCGTGGGTTGCAGCTACGAGTCGGTGAGCCGCGACTTCAGCCAGACGAACTACAGCAGCAGCCGGCTGTCGCTGCTCGAGGATCGCGACCATTGGCGCGCGCTGCAGCAGTACCTGATCGAGAACTTCCATCAGCCGGTCTACGAGGCCTGGCTGGAAATGGCCGTGCTGAGCGGCGCTGTGAACCTGCCGTTCTACGAGACCGACCCCGAGCGCTACCGCCAGGTGCGGTGGATGCCGCGCGGCTGGGCGTGGGTGGATCCGGCCAAGGAGGTGCAGGCCTACAAGGACGCCGTGCGTTGCGGCTTCAAGACGCTGGGCGAGGTGGTGGCGGAGCAGGGCGGCGACCTCGAGGAGCTGCTGATGGCCAGGGCTGCGGAGCTCGAGATGACCGACGAGCTGGATCTGACGTTCGACACCGATCCGCATGAGGTGAACGCCAGCGGGACACAGCAGGCTGGCGATGTGGCCGAAGATCAGGCGGAAGAACTGGACCCGACCAGTGATCCAGACGCAACCGACGATAATGTGCAAGATGACGCCGAGAACACCGATGGACCTATCGCGTGATCTTGAAGGGCAGCTGCTGAAGCGCTCGGAGGTAGCTGACTTTGCGGTCAGCGAAGACGAGCGCAGCATCGAGTTCCCCTTCTCGAGTGAGTACCCCGTCGCCCGTTACTTCGGGAACGAGATCCTGCAGCACGATGAGCGCAGCGTGGATCTTGCTCGCCTGAATGACTCTGCGCCGCTGCTGTTCAACCACGACCCGAACAAGGTGATCGGCGTGGTCGAGCGCGCTTGGATCGACGGCAAGAAAAAGCGCGGCTACGTGAACGTGCGGTTCAGCCGCAACGCGTTTGCTCAAGAAGTGCTCGCCGATGTTCGCGACGGCGTGCTGCGTAATGTGAGCTTTGGCTACGCGATCCTCGACATGGAGCAACGTGGAAGCGGTGATTTCGTCGCTACCAACTGGGCTCCCTACGAAGTGAGCGTGGTTAGCATACCTGCAGACCCCACTGTGGGTGTGGGTCGGTCTTTCGAGGCCGATCCTGCGGCCTCAGCCGCATCACCGACCCCCCAACCTGAACCTGAGGTTCCGATGGAAAACACCCCTGACCTGTCAGCGGTGCGGGCTGAAGCGGCTGCCGAGGCTGCCAAAGCCGAGCGCGCCCGCATTGCCGGCATCACCGCACTGTGCGACCAGCACGGCATGGCCGACATCGGCCGCCAGCTGATCGAGGGCGGCCGCAGCCTCGACGAGGCTCGCGCCGTTGTGCTTGACAAGCTCGGCGCTAAGCCGGTCGAGACCGTGGCTCCCGTTGAAATGGCCGCCGACGAGCGCGCCGCTTACAGCATCACCGCTGGCATCCGCGCGATGCTGACCGGCGACTGGAGCAGCCGCGAAGCTGGTCTGGTGCGTGAGCTCAGCAAGGAAGTCGAGAAGTCCGGCGTCAGCAAGACCACTGAGCGCTCCTTCTTCGTTCCTTTTGCTGCTCTGGCTCAGCGCGCCACCTACGTGACCTCTGGCGCTTCCACCGGCGGCAACCTGGTTGCCACCGACCTGATGGCCGATGAGTTCATCGAGTTCCTGCGCAACAACGCAGTGATGCTCCAGCTGGGCGTGCGCACCATGCCTGGCCTGGTGGGCAACGTGGCGATCCCCCGCCGCTCCGGCGTGGCTTCGACCTACTACCTGAGCACCCAGACCACCGCGATCACCCAGTCGGAGTCCACCTTCGACCAGGTGACCATGACGCCGAAGAACCTGGCCGCCCTGTCCAAGTACAGCCGCCAGACCCTGCTGCAGGGCACCCCTGGCATCGAGGAGCTGGTGCGTCGTGACCTGACCGATGGCATCAACCTGTCCATCGACCTGGGCATCATGAACGGCTCCGGTTCTTCCGGTCAGCCCACCGGCATCATGCAGACCTCCGGCATCGGCTCGGTGGCCATGGGCACCAACGGTGGCGCAATCACCCTCGAGAAGGTGGTGGACCTGGAAGCTGCCGTGATGCAGGTGAACGGTGCGGTGAACCCCGGCAACGTGGCCTACCTCACCAACTACAAGGTGCTGGCTGCCCTGAAGAAACTGCGCGCAGGTGGCTCCACCACCGGCGACGGTCCCTTCCTGTTCAACGCCGACGCCGCCCGCATCGGCCGTGGTCCCACCCCTGGCACCCTGAACGGCTACCCCCTGGCCTCCACCAACCAGGTGCCCAGCAACCTGACCAAGGGTTCCAGCAGCGGCGTCTGCTCGGCTCTGCTGATGGGTGACTTCAGCCAGGCCATCGTTGGTTTCTGGGGCAACGGCCTCGAGATCACCGTGGGTGAGGATCAGGACGACTTCAGCAAGGCTCTGACCAGCGTTCGCGGCATCGTCTCCTATGACGTGGCCGTGCGCGATCCCAAGAGCTTCGCCGCCATCCTGGACATCACCACCTGATAGGAGCGGGGGCGGGCAACCGCCCCCTTTTTTCTCATGAAGGTTTTGATCGAAATCGACTGCGCCGCAAAGGGCGAATACCTCGAGGCCGGCAAGGTCTACGAGCTGGATTCCAATGTGGCCGCCGAGCTGATCCAAATTGGCCGGGCTGTGGAAGCGCCGGCTGAGGAACCAAAGCCAAAGGCTGCCCGCAAGGTGAAGGCCGATGGCGCTCAGTGAGGACCTGAACGTCTTCCTGAATGACTTTGGCGTCAGCTGCACGGCTGGCGCTGTGACGGCTTTGGGCATCCTCGACATGCCCAGCCAGATCATCAGCGGCGACCTGGTGCTGACGACCGACTACACGCTGACGGTTCGCGCTGCTGACTTTGGCGGGCTGCTATTTGGCGATGGGATCACGGTGGCCGGCGTGAACTACCAAGTGCGCGAGGTGCGCCGCTTGGATGACGGTGCTTTTTGCGAGGTAGCGCTGCAGCGCTTGGCACCTGGAAGCACCGCGCCAGGGCAAGATCCGCGCACGTTCGGGCTGCAGGATCTCACCGACGTGTCGCTGACCAATCCAACCGCCGGCGAAGTGCTGAAATACGACGGCACGCAATGGGTGGACGGTACCGACGAAGGTGCCGGCTACGTGTTCACGCAGTCCACAGCATCAGCAACGTGGACGATCAATCACAACCTCGGCCATGTGCCATCGGTGGAGGTGTTCAACAGCGGCAGCCAAGAGATCGAGGCAGAGGTGTCGCATCCCAGTGTGAACACCGCTGTTATCGTGTTCACAGTGCCCACCGCCGGCTTTGCGAGGCTGACCTGACATGGCTCGGAAGATTTTTGCCGATTTTGATTTCCAGTCGGTTTCCAAGGTCATCAACTTGCCGAGCCCGTCGGCCAGCGGTGATGCGGCGCCGAAGTCCTATGTGGACTCGCTGGTTGAGGGTCTGGCGTGGAAGGACAGCTGTCGCGTTGCAACGCAGGCCAACATCAACCTGAGCAGCCCCGGCGCGACGATCGACGGCATCACAATGGCGTCGCAGGACCGGGTGCTGGTGCGTTCGCAGAGCACCGCATCCGAGAACGGCATCTACGTCTGGAACGGCTCTGCCGTTGCCATGACTCGGGCGCTGGACGCCAGCACGTTCGCTCAGCTAGAGCAGGCCGTCACCACGGTGGAGGAAGGTACCAGCGCCAGCACCAGTTACCGTCAGGATCAGGTCAACGGCACGCTTGGCAGCAGCACGATCAGTTGGGTGACGTTTGGCACCGCTGCGCCTGCAGCCAGTGAAACGACCGCCGGTATTGCTGAACTTGCGACACAAGCTGAAGTTGACGCTGGCACTGATGACCTTCGCATCATCACGCCGCTGAAGCTGGCCACTTGGTCTGGTCGCATAAAGAAATACTCGGTGAGCATCGGTGACGGCAGCGCGACCAGCTATACGGTTACGCACAACCTCGCCAGCCGCGACGTGCATGTGACTGTTTACAACAACAGCAGCTACGACGAGGTAATTGCTGATGTTACGCATACCACAACTAATACGCTGACCATTGTGTTTGCCACTGCCCCGGCTTCTAATGCTTACCGCGTAGTGGTCATTGGCTGATGACCAGACGGATTGAAAACGGCATTGACCTTCGCGGCGCCCTGCAACTTGCGGGGTCTGCCGGAACATCGGGTCAAGTCCTAACCTCTGCTGGTTCTGGTGCGACTCCTACATGGTCGCCTGCTAGTGGTTTTACGGGTGGAACGTTGACCAGCAATTTGACGCTGGCAGCCGGCACCACATCACTGTCACCATTGACCATGCAGTCAGGCACGAACCTGACAACGGCTACGGCTGGCGCAATGGAATATGACGGCAAGGTGATTTACACCACGCCAGTAGCGCGTGGCGTGTCGCCGTCAATGATGTTTTATCGGCTGAATAGTAATCACACAGGAAATAACGCTACAGGGGCTCAGTCGCTTTTCAATGTCGGCGTTACCCTTCAAGCCTCGACTGTCTACGCTTTTACTGCAGATTTTCTTGTATCAAAAACATCCGGCACAACTTCGCATACATTTGGAATTTTATTCGGCGGAACAGCGACACTGAATAACATTTTTTATACCGCTTACGTGACAGGCGCAACTGTCGCACCGCCCACGGTGGGGACAGGAACAACTATTGCCGCGCATCTATCTGCCGCCACATTGGCAAACCTAACCAGCGCAACAACGGCATCCACGATTCAGTATGGCTACACATACCACGGCACAGTAAGCGTCAACGCTGGCGGCACGTTCACCCCGCAGTATCAGCTCAGCGCGGCACCGGGCGGGGCGTATTCAACTGTTGCGGGTAGCTTTTTTACCATCTGGCCCATCGGTGCCGCAGGCGCCAACACCTCAGTCGGACCCTGGGCATGACGACTAAGCGCGAGACCATCCTTGCCGCCGTGCGCACGGCGCTCACCGGAACTACCGGGGTTGGCACGCGGATCTATCGCACGCGCGTTGAGCCCGTGCCGCGGGAGGAAAGCCCCGCCATCATTGTGGAGCCGCTCAATGACACAGCGAACCAGGCGACCAGCCTGCCCACCTTGGACTGGACCCTCACCGTGCGGGTCACCGTGATCGTGCGCGGTGCAATCCCTGACCAGCAGGCTGACCCCATCGTGGAGAGCCTGCACAGCAAGCTCATGGCTGACCTGACGCTGGGTGGCATCGCCTACGACGTTCAGCCTGTTGGCGTGTCATTCGTGTTCACAGAGGCTGATGGCGCAGCTGGCGAGGTGCAGTGCGACTATCGTGTCAAGTACAGAACCTCAGTCACGAATCTGGCAAGCTGATCATGGCTACGATGGAAGACGAATACTGGGGCCAGGGCGGGACTTACCTGCTTGACCCCAAAACCGGCAAGCGGAAGCTCATTGAGCGGACAGAGCCGGCCCAACCCCTCAACCCCGAACCTGAGGAATTGAGCAATGGCGCTTCTGAGCCGCAAACGCCTGATCCTGGCGAAGACTGAGTCCACCTACGGCACCGACAGCGTTCCCGCCGGCACCGACGCTGTTCTGGTGCGGTCGCTTGAGGTGACGCCGCTGGAGTCGGATTCTGTCACCCGCGATCTGATCCGCCCGTACTACGGCAACAGCGAAGTTCTGCTGGCCAACACTCGGGTGCGTTGCAGCTTCGAGGTGGAGCTGGCTGGCTCTGGCACTGCTGGCACCGCTCCGAAGTACGACGCGCTGCTGAAGGCCTGCGCCATGTCGGCCACCATCGTCGCCAGCACCTCGGTGACCTATGCGCCGGTGTCGGCTTCGTTCAGCTCGGTCACCATCGTCTACAACCTCGACGGCGTGCAGCACAAACTGACCGGCGCTCGTGGCACTGTGTCGATGAACTGCCAGCTCGGCCAGATCCCCGTGCTGCAGTTTGAGATGACCGGCATCTACAACGCGCCGACCGATACCGCTGCGCCTGCCGTCACCTACAGCAACCAGGCCACCCCGCTGATCTTCAAGGAAGGCAACACCTCGGCGTTCCAGTTCTTCTCTTACGCCGGCTGCCTGAGCTCGGTGAGCTTCAACCTGGCGAATGAAATCGTCTATCGCGAGCTGATCGGTTGCACCAAGCAGGTGCTCATCACCGACCGCAAGCCTGCTGGCGACGTGGTGATCGAGGCTCCGACCATCGCCACCAAGGACTACTTCACCGCCGCGCTTGGCAGCACCACCGGCAACCTGACCTTCCTGCATGGCACCACTGCCGGCAACCGGGTAACCTTCACCGCAGGCCAAACTGACATCGGTCAGCCGACCTACGGCGACCAGGATGGCATCGCCACCCTGAACCTGCCCTACGTGGCTCTGCCCACCTCGGCCGGCAACGATGAGTTCAGCCTGGCTTTCACCTAAGGAGCCCTGAATGTTCGTTCTCTCGCAGAGCGAGTCCTACACCTGGCCGGTCACCGTCGAGTTCCCTGTCGATGGTGGCCGGTTCGACAAACAGACGTTCGACGCCGAGTTCAAGCGGCTGCCGCAGGCGCGCATCCGCGAGATCTGGGATCAGATTCAGAGCGGCGACCTGACCGACGATGAGCTCTGCGACCAGGTGCTGGTCGGTTGGAGCGGCATCCAGGACGGCAAAGGAACCGACGTGCCCTACAGCGAAAAGGCCAAGGCCGATCTGCTGAATGTGCCGCTGGTGGCTGCTGCACTGGTGAGCAGCTGGCTGGATTCGCTGAGCAAGGGCAAGCGAAAAAACTGACCGAGGCCGCCGAGTATTGGGCGGCCGGGGGCAAGGACAACGGCAAACAGCTCGATGACGACGCCGACGCGTTCGGTGTCGTTTTTGAGGATCAGGCTGCGCCGGAGCGTTTTGAGGTGTGGCCGGAGAACTGGGACGCGATCGAGATGTGGTGCCGGGTGCAGACGCAATGGCGGACCAGCGCAGGCGGGGCGATCGGCCTCGATTACTCGGCGCTGGCCTGGCTCTTTAAGATGTACTCAGTGGACGACCCGCGCGCGCTCCTGGAGGACCTGCAGGTGATGGAAGGCGCGGCGCTGGCGGCAATGAATCGAGAGGGCTGAGCCATGGCGATGACCCTCGACACGGCGATCAAGTTCACAGCCAAGCTGGAAGGGCAGGGACTTGATCAGCTGAAACGCAACCTGCAGGGGTTGGTTCAGCAGAGCAACGTCAGCAAGCGATCGCTCGATCAGCTCTACACCGCCACGCAACGGCTCGGCTCATCGTCCAACAACACGATCGCCGGCCTGCAGAAAACCGTTGGCGCATTGCGGGCGCTGCGCGACCAGGCCGAGTTCGGCAGCCGGTCGTTCAAGATGCTCACCCGCGACATCGAGGCGGGCGAGGCGCGGCTGCGCAAGTTTCAGAGCGCTGCGGCAGCCAATGGCGGCCTGACGCGCGGCGGTGCGCTCCTGGCCGGCTTTGCCGGCGGCGTGGCTGGCTCGCTCACCACCATGGCCACCAGCGGGGCGATGGATGCGGTGCGCGGCACCGTGCAGGTGGGACTACAGGCCGAGAGCGCGCGCGTGCGGCTCAAGGCGCTCACCGATCAGTTCGGCGAATACAACCAGGCGCAGGCGGCATCGGCACGGATCGCGCAGACGCTGCGCATCAGCCAGACCGAGGCTGAGAATGCGTTTTCCAAGCTCTACGCGGCGCTGCGCCCCACCGGCGTGACGCTGAAGGAGGTGGAGGACGCCTACATCGGGTTCTCGGCTGCTGCGCGCGCCAGTGGCGCTACGGCGGAGGAGACCAGCAACGCGCTGGTGCAGCTGAAGCAGGCGCTGGGCGCTGGCGTGCTGCAGGGTGATGAACTGCGCTCGATCCGCGAGCAAGCGCCGGCGGTGGGGCAGGCGATCGCCAAGGAGCTGGGCGTGAGCATCGGCGAGCTGAAAAAGCTCGGCGAGGAGGGCAAGATCACCACCGACGTGGTGCTGCGCGCCCTGGCGCGGCTCAAGGGCGAGAAGCTCGATGAGCTCAACGCGCAGTTCGACACCGGAGCGCAGGCGCTGAAGGATCTGCAAAACGCGGCTGAAGGCGTCGGCAAATCGCTGAGCCGGATCTTTGGACCGACGGCGCTGGCGACCGTGAAGGCCTTTGCGTTTGGTCTGCGCGACGTGGCCAACGTGCTCAACGCCTTAAGCGGCGACAAGGGCGCGGAAGCGATCATCCAGGACCGCGTTCGCGCACGTGATCAGGCCTCGGCGGAGGCCGGCAGCCGGTTTGGGCTGTTCGACCTGGGCGGCAAGCAGTCTTTCTTCCAGCAGCGGCAGGAGCAACTGTTCCAGCAGTTCCAGCGCGAGCGCGCTGCAAGTGGCGCAACGGATCGCCCCAACGCAGCGCAAACGGCGGCGCAACGGGCAGCCGAGCTGGAACGGCAGCAGGCGCGTGCGCGGGCTGGCCTGGCCGAGGAGCTGAAGATCCGCGAAGCCACCGAGCTGAAGCTGCGTGATTTTCGCGAGCAGACAATCCAGCGCGCTGCCGAGCTCGAGCGCGATCTGGGCGACCAGCGCCTGCAGCTGGAACGCAACACGTCAGAAGCACGCCGGCGGATTGCAGCTCAGGAGGCTGACTTCCAGACCGAGCGCGAGCGGTTGCGGCTACGCGCCAACGGGCTCAGCACCGACGCGTTGGATCTGCAGCAGCGGCTGAACGACGCCACCCGGCGTTTCACCGAGCAGAAAATCCAGATCGAGCAGAACGCCACCGACAAAAAGGTGCAGCTCGAGCGCACGATCGAGGACTACAAGCTGAACGTGGCGCGTGGCATCAGCGAGATCCTGCAGGATGCCGCCGACAAGATGGCGCAGAAGATGGTGGGCGGCGCTAAGCAGGCCGCCAGCGAGCTGGGCGGTGGATCGGATGCAGCGGGCTTTGTGCCGGGCGGATCGTTGGGCGTGGGCAAACTGGTTGGGCTGGCGCGTCAGGCGGGCTTCAAGGGGCAGGACGCGGCCACTATGGCGGCGATCGCCATGGCCGAGTCCAGAGGCCGCACCGGCGCGCTGAACAACAACCCGCGCACGGGCGACCTGTCCTACGGCTTGTGGCAGATCAACATGCTGGGCGGCATGGGACCGCAGCGCCGGCGTGCGTTCGGCATCAACAGCAATGAAGCGCTGTTTGACCCGGCAACCAACGCCAACGCCGCGCGTCGGGTGTTCCAAAGCCAGGGTTTTGGCGCGTGGTCGGTGTACCGCTCCGGCGCTTACAAGAATTACCTGCCGGCTGCTATGGCTGCCGGTGCCGGTGCCGGTGCCGGTGCCGGTGCCGGTGCCGGTGGCGGCGCTGCTGCTGCCAGCGCGATTCCAGGCTTGCCTGGCGTGGCGGCTGCAGGGCAACGACTGAGTGCGGCGATCGCCGCCAACCGCGGGGCTGGGACGACTGCAGCCCTGGGCGATCTGATTGCATCCCGTCAGTCCGAGCTCGGCAACGTCACCAGCGAGCTCGACAGCCAGAAACGCTCGGTGAGCGACCAGCTGCGCGACTACCAGCGGATCGTGGAGCTGCAGCGTTCCGGCCTGAGCCCTGAACTGGCCAAGCAGCGCGTGGATGCAGAGAACGCTGCGATGGCGGAGACGGCCAAACTGACCACGCTGCGCGCGCAGCTGGTGGAGGATCGCCAGATCACCGGCCTGAGCGATCAGCAGAAGGCGGCGCTCGACGGCATGATCTCCAGCATCGATCAGCGCGTGGCCAAGCAAGGCGAGGTGGTGGCCGGGCTGACCGCCGAGCAGCAACAGCTCGAGCAGCTGCAGACGGCCTATGAGCAGAAAAAGCAGGTGGTCGAAGGCATCGCCAACTCGATTGGCAACGGCATCGGCGGCGCGATCGATCTGCTGATTGAAGGCACCGACAACTGGGGGCAGAGCCTGCAGCAAATTGCGGCTGGTGTACTAAAAGACATCGCGCGCCAGCTTGCGCAGACCTTGGTGGTCGCGCCGATCGTGAAGGGCATCACCAGCGCGTTTGGCTTTGCCGATGGCGGCATCATGACCGCCGACGGTCCGCTGCCGCTGCGCAAGTACGCCGGCGGTGGGATCGCATCCAGCCCGCAGCTGGCGATGTTTGGCGAGGGCTCGATGCCTGAGGCCTTTGTGCCCCTGCCTGACGGCCGGCGCATCCCGGTGGCAATGCAGGGCGGCGCAGGCGGCAATCCGGTGATCAACGTGAGCGTGGACGCCAAGGGCACCAGCGTGCAGGGCGACGGCGGCAGAGGCGAGCAGCTGGCGCGTGTGGTTGCCCAGGCGGTGCAGGCAGAATTGATCAAGCAGAAGCGCCCTGGCGGCTTGATCGCGGCTTAATCGATGGCGACCTTCACCTACACCCCCAGTTTTGAGGCAACCGAGAGCAGCAAGCCTCGGGTGCGCAAGTTTCAAGCCGGCGACGGCTATGAGCAGCGCGTGCGCTTTGGGCTTAACACCGATCCGAAGGAATGGAGTTTGGTGTTCTCCAACCGCGACGACACTGAGCGCGATCAGATCACTGCGTTTCTCGATGCGCGCGGCGGCGTTGAATCGTTTGATTGGACCCCGCCACGTGGCAGCGCTGGCAAATACGTGTGCGAGGAGTGGCAGGTGACGCTGAGCAACTGCAACAATAACCAAATCAGGGCAACCTTCCGCGAGGTGTTTGAGCCGTGACGATTCCCGTCTCAGACCTTCAGGCGATTGCCCCGAGCGCTGTCATCGAACTGTTTGAGCTGGAGCTGAACACGGCTCTGCATGGCGTCAACGAGACCTACCGCTTCCACGCCGGCGCAAACCTCAACAGCAACGGCGAGGTGGTCTGGGCTGGCAACAATTACCTGCGGTTCCCGGTGGAGGCTGATGGTTTCTCCTATGAGGGCAATGGTCAGCTGCCGCGGCCAAAGGTGCGGGTGAGCAACATCCTCGGCACCATCACCGCGCTGCTGCTAAGCCTGCCAGCAGGGCTTGAGGGCGCGAAGTTTACGCGCATCCGCACACTGGCGCGATACCTCGACGCTGTGAACTTTCCCGGCAGCGTCAACCCCTACGGCAGCCCGGACCCGACCGCCGAGTTTCCGCGCGAGATTTATTACGTCGATCGCAAGACGGTTGAAACCCGCGACGTTGTGGAGTTTGAGCTGGCCGCGGCGTTTGACCTTGCTGGCGTGCGTGCGCCCAAGCGCCAGTGCATCGGCAACATCTGCCAGTGGGAGTACCGCTCAACCGAGTGCGGCTACACCGGCAGCAACTACTTTGATGAGAACGACGTGGCAGTGCCTACGCTGGCCGCTGACGTGTGCGGCAAGAAGCTGAGCAGCTGCAAAGCACGGTTCGGCAGCACGGCGGAGCTGCCGTTTGGCTCCTATGTCGGCATCGGGACCTACTTCGTATGACCTGGCGCGACGCAGCCCTGGAGCACGCCAAGGCGGAAGATCCGCGCGAAGCCTGCGGCTTGGTGGTGGTGGTCAAGGGCAGACGCCGCTACTGGCCGTGCCGCAACCTGTCGGCCGGCGTCGAGCAGTTCATCCTCAACCCGGACGACTACGCCGCGGCCGAAGATGCCGGCGAGATCCTGGCGGTGTTTCACAGCCACCCGGTCACGCCGCCAGAACCGAGCCAGGCCGATCTGCTGGCGATCGAGCGCAGCGACCTGCCTTGGTACATCGTCAACCCCAAGACCGAAACCTGGAGCGCCAAGCTGATCCCAACGGGTTACCGCGCGCCGTTGATCGGCCGCGAGTGGGTTTGGGGGCTCACCGACTGCTGGACCCTGGCGCGCGACTGGTACGGCGAGCATGGCTTGCAATTGCCGGACTGGGAACGACCGCTGACGCCAGAACTATTCGAGGCCGATCCGTTGTTTGACCGCTACTGGAAAGACGCCGGTTTCCGTGAGCTCGAGGAGGATGAGCCGCTCAAGCCGGGCGACGCGCTGCTGATGAGCATCAGCGGACCAGGGCTCAACCACGTCGGCATCTACATCGGCGACCAGTTGGTGCTGCATCACATCCGCGGACGACTGAGCAGCCGTGATCTCTACGGCGGCTGGCTGATGAAGCAGACCGGCCGGCGGCTTCGCCATTACGATGCAGGGAGGCTCGAGCTCGGCTGATGTTGCGCACGATCCGCATCTATGGGCGCTTGGCAAAGTTTCTGAAGCGCCGGAAGTTTGAGGCCGAGGTGAGCACCGCCGCCGAGGCTGTGCGCTTTTTGCTGGTCAATTTCCCGCAGCTCGAACGGCACATGGCTGACCAGCACTATCGCGTGAGCGTGGGCGGTTACGACCTGGCCGAGGGTGAGCTGCACGATCCGGCCGGCCAGCAGGAGATCAAGATCATTCCGGTGGTGGCAGGCGCAGGCGCAGTGGGGCGAATCATTGCCGGCGTGGCGTTGATCGCGCTGTCGATCGTCAGTTTCGGCGCTGGTGCATTTGCTGGTCTTGGCGTTGCCGGTGCCTTTGGTAGCTCAATTGCCTTCGGCATCGGAGCCAGCTTGGTGCTTGGCGGCGTGGCGCAGCTGCTCACGCCGGTGCCGACAATAAATCAGCCGAGCATGTCGAATACGGAAAAAGATCCCCGCAAGTCCTACAGCTTCAGCGGCATCCAGCAGACCAGTCGTGCGGGTGTGCCGGTGCCGATCGTCTACGGCGAGACGCTGGTGGGCTCTGTGGTGATCTCCGTCGGCGTTGATACGGTGCAGACATGAGCAGGATTTCTGGCGCTGGTGGCGGCGGTGGTGGCGGCTGCTTTCTGGGGCACACGCTGGTGCGCACGCCTGACGGCCTGCGGGCGATCGAGACGCTGCAGCCTGGCGATCTGGTGGTCAGCTTTGACGACCAGGGCGAGCTGCATCACGCCAAGATCCTGAAGGTTCACGTTCACGAAGGCGAGCGCGTGGTGCGTTACCGCCTGTGGGGCGGCGCAGTGCTCGACGCCACGCCAAACCACTGGGTGCTGAACCAGTTCAACGCCTTCGTTGAAATCGGCACGCTGGGCGGCGACGACTGCTTGGTAGACGAGAACGGCCACCTGCGGCCGATTATCGAGCGTCTTGATCACGGCCGTGGCACGGTCTACAACCTGACCGTTGAAGGGCATCACACCTTCATCGCCGGCGGGATTCGCGTTCACAACGCTGGCCTCGGCCTGGGTATTGCTGGAGCAGGCGGCGGTGGAGGAGGCGGCGGCAAGGGCGGTGGCGGCGGCGGCACCACATACACGCCGACAGAAGCGGGCGACACGCTCAACTCGACGCAATATGCCACGCTGCTTGATCTGATCAGCGAGGGCGAGATTGAAGGCCTGAAGGATGGCCTGAGGTCGATCTATGTGGACAACACGCCGCTGCAGAACGCAGACGGCTCCTACAACTTCAAGAACGTCACCGTTGTCACCCGCAACGGCACGCAAAACCAGAGCTACATCCCGCTGACGGCTGACGTTGAAAACGAAAAGCCGGTGAACGTGCAGGTGCAATACGGCACGCCGATTGTCCGCAGCATCACCTCCACCACGGTCAACGCTGCGCGGGTGACCATCACCGTGCCTGCGCTACAAGCGTTCCAAAACAACGGCGACATTACCGGATCGGAATTTGGCCTGGCGATCCAGGTGCAATACAACGGTGGCGGCTACACCACGGTGGTCTACGACGTTGTTTCTGGCCGCAGCGGCGATCAGTTCCAACGCGACTACTTGATCAATTTCTCCGGCGCTTATCCGATCGATGTGCAGGTGATGCGCACCTCTCTCGACAGCGGCAGCGCCAAAATCCAGAACGCTTTCAGCTGGTCGAGCTACACCGAGATCACCTACGCCAAGCTGCGCTATCCCAACAGCGCGCTGGTGGCGCTACGGGTCGATGCCGAGCAGTTCTCAAGCATCCCGAGCCGCTCCTATCTGGTGCGCGGGATCAAGGTGCGCATCCCCAACAACGCCACGGTGGACTCAACCACCGGGCGGTTGATCTACGCCGGCGTGTGGGGCGGCACGTTTGGCGCAGCGCAGTGGACCACGGACCCCTGCTGGATCCTCTGGGATCTACTCACCTCCACCCGCTACGGGTTCGGCGATCACATCCAGGCCGCGCAACTGGACAAATGGGCGTTCTATGCCGCCAGCCAGTACGCCTCGGCGCTGGTGCCTGACGGTTTTGGCGGTTTTGAGCCGCGGTTCAGCTGCAACGTCAACATTCAGACGCAGGAGGAGGCCTACAAGCTGATCAACGACATGTGCTCGGTGTTCCGTGCCATGCCGTACTGGAGCACCGGCGCGCTGACGGTCAGCCAAGACAAGCCAGCGGACCCGGCCTACCTATTCACGCTGGCGAACGTCTCCGAGGAGGGCTTCAGCTATCAAGGCGGCAGCCTCAAGAACCGCCCGACTGTGGCGGTGGTGAGCTGGTTGAACCTCGACAAGCGCGACATCGACTACGAGGTGGTCGAGGACCAGGCGGCGATCGCGAAGTACGGCGTGATCACCCGCGAAATTTCGGCTTTTGCCTGCACCAGCCGCGGCCAGGCGCACCGGCTTGGCGAGTGGCTGTTGTATTCCGAGCAGAACGAAGCGGAGGTGATCAGTTTCACCGCATCGATCGACGCTGGCGTGCTGGTGCGTCCCGGTCAGATCATTTCCGTGGCGGATCCGATGCGCGCCGGCCAACGCCGCGGCGGGCGGATCTCGGCGGCTACCACCACCACAATCACGGTGGACGATGCCACTGGGCTCACACTTGGCGCGGCTGCTGAGGTGTCGGTGATCCTGCCTGACGGCACGGTTGAAACCCGCGGCGTGAACAGCATTGCCGGCGGCGTCATCACCGTGGCGGTGCCATTCAGCGCAGCGCCGAACGCGAACAGCGTATGGATCTATCAGACCAGCGACATCCAGACCTCGACCTGGCGGGTGCTGAGCGTCAGCGAGCAGGAGCAGGCGCAATACGCGATCACGGCGCTGGCCTACAACGCCAGCAAGTACGACTACATCGAACGCGGCGTCGCACTTGAGCAACGGGACATCACAAACCTCAACGTGATCCCTGATGCGCCGAGCAACCTGCAAGGCGTCGAGACGCTTTACGAAAACAACGGCCGCGTGCTTTCCAAGCTGGGGCTCAGTTGGCAGGCTGTGACCGGCGTGAACCAGTATCGAGTGCGCTGGCGAGAGGCAAACGGCAACTGGAAGCAGGAGACCATCCAGCGGCTCGATTACGAGATCCTTAACACCACGATCGGCCTTTACGAGATCGAGGTCTACAGCATCAACTCCGGTTTGCGATCTTCCGTGTTGCCGGCTCGGCTGACCTTCAACGTGCTGGGCAAGACGGCGCGGCCGGCGGATGTGACCGGCATCTCGCTGGTGCCGATTGATCAGGCCAGCGCTGTTCTCAGCTGGGAGGCCTCTACCGAGCTCGACGTGAAGATCGGCGGCAAGGTGCTAATCCGCCACACGCCCGTGCTGGTAAGCGCAGTGTGGGAAGACAGCATTGAGATCGTGCCGGCTGCTTCCGGCAACCAAACTCAGAAACAGGTGCCGCTGCTCGAGGGCACCTATCTGCTCAAATTTGAGGATGACGGCGGCCGTCGGTCGCTCAACGCCACGTTGATCGTGGCCGATCTGCCCACGCCGCTGCCACGGCTGCTGGTGCAGACCTACGCGGAAGATCAAGAGACGCCGCCGTTTTCGGGCAACGTCATCGACATGTTCTACGACGCCGGACTGGATGGCCTGGTGATCAGCACGGGCGTGTTTGTCGATGACATGGCACCGCCTGGCGCTGGCAATGACACGCTGGCGCTTGAAGACGGCGACAACCTGTTGCTGCAGGACGGCGACCCGCTACTGAACCAAGGCGAGGCCGGCAACTGGGATGGCTTGGCATCAATCGACAGCGTTGGTGGGGTGCTGCCTGAGGGCGAATACGAGTTCGGATCGACGCTCGACATGGGCGGCGTCTTCGACGTGAACATGCAGCGCCGCTTCGTCACTCGGCCTTACCTGCCAGCTGGTCTGTGGGATGAAAAAACGGCGCTGATCGATGAGTGGACCGAGATTGACGAAAACAACCTCGACCAGGTGAACGCCAGGCTCTACGTACGCACCACGCCTGACAACCCGGCTGGCACCCCCACCTGGAGCGCATGGCGCGAGTTTGCCAACGCGATCGTGCGCGGCCGCGGCTTCCAGTTCAAAACCATCGCCACCAGCACCGACCCGGCGGTCAACATCTTGATCGATGAGCTGGGCTGCGTGGTGGAGCTGCAGCAGCGAATTGAGCAGTCGGCTTCGTTGACCAGTGGCGCAAGCACCTACTCGGTGACCTTTGCCGAGGCCTTTTACCAAACCCCTAGCATCGGAGTGACGGGCTACAACATGGGCACCGCTGACTACTTCACGATCGGCACCGTGACGCGCACGGGTTTCCAGGTAACCTTTAGGAACAGTGGCGGCACGGCCGTGAGCCGCCAGTTCACCTACACTGCAATCGGCTACGGCAGGGAGATCGTCTGATGGCTCAGCACGACTACAACATCGCCAACCAGTCCGGTCAGGCGTTCCGTGCTGACCTGAACAACGCGCTGGCGGCGATCGTCAGCAACAATAGTGGCGCGTCGGCTCCCAGCACCACATACGCTTATCAGTATTGGGTAGACACAAGCACCAGCCCGGCGACGTTGAAGCAGCGCAACAGCTCAAACAACGCCTGGATCACGATCGGGCTGTTGGACACAACCAACCTTGGCCTGATCCCGGCGGGCACTGCAAGCATTGTCAACGCCGACATAAACGCCAACGCTGGCATCGTTGCCAGCAAACTTTCATTCACGCAAAGCGGCGCAGGTGCTGTAGCTCGAACAATAGATAGCAAACTAAAAGATTTTGTAAGCGTAAAAGACTATGGCGCTGTCGGTGATGGCGTGATCAATGACACTGCCGCAATCCAGGCAGCAATCACTGCGGTGCTAGCAGGAAGGGGCGGAACTGTTTATTTTCCGCCAGGTATTTATTGCTTTAATCAAACCCTATCCCTTTCTGGCGCGAACAAAGGTGTTTCACTGGTTGGCGCAGGGGAAAGTCTTGCTGGCCAGACCAACGCGCCAACTGTCCTGAAATGGACCGGCGGAGCCTCATTAGCTGTTGACGTTGATACTGACTGCCGAAACAGCGGAATCCGCTTTCTTGATTTTGAGAATACCGGGACGTGCACAGCCTTTGTGCGTGTAGGGCTTACTGATCATTTTTTTATCGAACGGGTTAACATACGCCCCACCGTTTTTCCATCAACTGCAGCCATTATTCTTGGCATCGCAGCTAACAATCCCGGAAGGTGTGATCACGCCATCCTTCGAGACGTGAACATTTATGGCAATGGTGTCGGCCAAATAGGGGTTCTTGCTGATAGAGCCCAAGACTGCAGGATGTTCAACGTTCAAATGCTTGCCTGCCGCTTGGTACTTGGGATGTCCGGCTCAATGGACATCGTTGATTTTCAATGGTTTGGCGGCAGCATTAGCACTTTTACGGACGAGCCTGCCGCAGCTATAGAGATCAAGCAGTGTAGAGGTGCAACTTTCCATGGGCTTCACATGGAACGCAACGGAGGTTCGGCAGCGTTTTTAGAAGTTTCCGG